TAGTCATCTGCTCTCTCTGTGCTTCTAGAAGATCCGCTTGGGCTGCTTCATCCTGTCTTATTTCATCAATTAGATCTTGATCTGGCAGACCAAGTGTTTCTTCATCGTTCATTTAAATACCTTGTGAATATAGGTTCCAAACGGCCTGTGTATATTCCTGCATATTATCTTCATAGCCAGGATTATATGGACCGCTACGGGAGTGGTATCCAGGATTATCCCAATGCTTTACAGCACCGGCACCGCCGTAGTGCTCAGCAGCAACACGTCGAATAACTTCTTCTTCAGAACGTCCAGGTGCAGTATGTTTACGAACTTGCTCTGCAAAGTACCTTTCACCAAGCATCCTTTGTGCGTTAGGGTTCGCTCGATATTCCGCTGGTGTCATCCTCACACCGAGGTATTTTAAAGTCCAGCCAGGGATATTTTGAGGTAATACCTGAATAAGTCCAGAAGCACCGGTATCTTTGTTAATTGCTTGAGGATTGCCAGATGATTCCTTAATTTCAAAAGCCTTGATAAGACGGCTTTGCTTAGGTTCTGAAGCAACCATAGTGCTGTACATAGGACGCACTGGCCAGTTATCAGAAGTCAAACGCTGAAGCATTTGCTGATTACCTTGACCACGGTTAAGTCGTTTAGCCGCATTTGCAGCCCACTCCGTAGTCTTCATTTGTACATCTCTAATAATAGGTATCTCTTCCACAGTATCTGTTGTCTTTGTTTGAGCGTTAAATACCTTGAATGGATCAAGGTTGTATCTAGTTGCAAGATGAATAGCGCCTTCAGGAAGGACGCCTGTCTCTACATATGTTTGACGTTGCTTAGCTAGTTGAGAGAATGAATCAGCAATGAGGAGCTTATCTTCAAGATATGCATATCCTTCATTTGCAATCCTTGTAGTCATTGAGCGGGCTTTCTTGAGTGAGCTCAGTTGACGGGACAAAGCATTGTCTGCGTTAATTTTACCAAAGTAGTTAGGGAAGAGTTTACCTTCAGAACCAATGAAGTAAGGACTTTTGTCGTTAGTCAATCCGTCTTGGAATTCCTTTTCAAACTTAAGGTATTCATCTCTAGCTAGTGTATAGGCATCAGCATCTGGGTCATTTCTCTTACCATTGATGACAGCTAGTTTGATGCGCTTAACCGCTTCAGCAGCAATCAGAGGTGAGCGTTCGCCACCTTCTAAAGCCTTGCTACCAACAACTGATGGATTCTTATTGACTAAAGTATCAACAGAATCAAGCAATGGTTTGATTTCACCAAGACGAGCGGCATCTTGTGCCTGCGCATCTTTCATAAATTCGTCTTGAACTGCCTTAGGCAACCTTGCGATTTCATTAGGGTCTAATGCAAGGGCTCTCCTTTTGTTCTCCTGCACTCGCATCATGGCTTTAATCTCTTCAGCACCTGCACTGAGGTTTTTCCAGAGCTCAAGGATTGGTCTCGGTGTTGTGACGGGTTGATTTAGAGACGCTTGTAATTCATGAAGTTCACCGACTTCCTGATCAAGGTCAGCTTTTGTAAAGTTTGGGTTCTCTAAAGCAGCTCCCTGAATCTCGTTTACCCGTTGAGTAACTTGACGTGCACCTGCAGCATCTTCAAGTCTGAATCGGTTCTCAATAGCTTTGGCTGATTTCGCATAGAAACCATTTTCACCATTGATCCGTTCATCATGAAGCGAACTAAACTTCCTACCATTGAGTTCTAGATTCCCATACTCAGTGATAAGTTCTACTGCTCGATCGTAATCAGTAAGAGACAGGTTGACCAACTGATCAATGAGGTAGTTATGTGCCTTACCAAACGTGAAAGTACCCTTACCATTTTCACCGGGGGTAGAGGTTACTTTCTGGAACCAAGTGCCAAGATCAATCTGACCATCAATCACTTGCAGTGTGGAATCCTTTCGATCAAGTGGACCATTTCTAATATTCCATTGTGTTTCATATTCGTTATCTAGTTTGGCATCAACAGCTTGCATTTCTTTAAATGCTTTAGCTTGTACTCCCGGTACTAGGTTATGAATACCTAACTGCTTGATGAACTCTTCACGGGTATACGCTCTGACACCGCTGAACTCAGCAATGCCATCAGGGTTATTTACTCTTACCTTTTTATTGCCAAGTTGGATTTCAGTGTTGTTGGATGACCCCTGTTCTTCCTGATAGTTACGGTAAAGCGTCCCTATATTTGCAACAAGCTCTGCACCATAAGCATCCCGCGCATGGCCAGTCATGTCTCGCCAACGCTTCACAATTTCATATGGCATACCTTGTTGGAATGCAATTGATGAAGCGTCTGATTCTGCAGTTCTTATTTTGTTAAGCTGAGCTTTATTAGAATCATATTCAGCTGCCACCTCATTGACAGCTGCAGCATCCTCATAGAACAGAGAGGAAGCTCTAGCTTTTACATCTTCAATACGTGCCTTTTCAATGTCGCCCACTGTCTGTAGCAGTGTATTAGAGAATTTTGCAAGCTGTTCTGCTTCACGTGTTTCTAACGCTTCAGCGACTTGATGCATTCTCTCTTGAGCCCGCATATCTTGCATAGCGGCCTCAGCGAACATCTTCTGTTCGTTAAGTTGTCGTTGTTGGTTCTGCCTTAGCAGAGGAGTTATGTCTGCAGCACCGACTGGTTGGAAGCCTTGGCTAATCTGTGCTGGTTTAAAATAACTACGACGTTCTAGTTCTTGCATTAGGTAAGTTTGCTCCCCATAGTTTGCTCCCTGTAGGAGCCATTGAGTTGTACGTTCCAAGCCCACCAAGTACTGCACCACCAATCATCAGACCTTGCGACAGGCCTGACATACCTCTCGGCATAGGTGCGGATACAGCAGGTGGTAGTTCGCTCTGCATGTATGGAGCGATAGCTACTTGTGACCAGGCTTGTAGATCAGCGCTGTGCTGCTGTGCTGCAGTATCACGCATGCTTTGTTCAGCTCCGATATCAATACCTCTAACGGTTCTACCGAGCTGTGTTTGCTGCCTACCTGCAACACCAAGGGTGGCTAGATCAGCTGCCCTAGCAGCGCTTGCGTTGCCAGGATCGATGGATGCATTATTAGCTCCAACAGCTCTGAGTAGATTCTGAGCGATATCTTGACGTTGGAAAGCTACAGCAGCTAGTTGTTCATTCCTATTAAATTGGATTCCTTCATAAGCACGATTAGCTGCATCATTGTTGAAGGCAACTTGTTGTCGATAGATACCTTTCTGAGTTTCAAAAGCTTGACGCTGATACTCGTTTGACCTTTTGATCTGAAGGTTTTGGAAATTACGACTTGCCTGTGCCATTGCGTTTTCATGCGCAACACGGCGTCGTGCTTGTTTAAGTTGTGTATTTGACTGGTTGTATTGGTTGAAGATATCCAGCCCACCTGACAATAAACTAAAGCCAAGAGCGCCAAAGTTAAGTGCCATTAAACTCTCCTATAAAAGCGGTTGTTATATTTGCCTTCCCAATCAAGGCCAAGCAAAGACACCGGGAATGGGCTGCTAGCTTGAATTGAAATAGCTAGATTATTGTTCCTCTGATAAACTGGAACATTGTGGGTAGCAGAAGCGGAGATATTGACACTATTCAAAAGGTATTCTTGGGGTGTAGTTACATTGATAGTGGTACTGGCAGAGGAGATTGTTTTAGTTAAAGGTAGTACACCTTTAATTGTCACTACATAATCAATAGGGCCACTCAAACCTGTCTGCACAAGTAAGCGGTGGATGATCAGCTCTGCATTATCGTCATACCTAATGTCACCGTCCGCTTGCTCATACTTGAAGAACTTAGGCAGGTCAATATTCATATCAAAGGTATAACCAATGATCAAATTTTTTCCACGAAAATCTCCATCAATTTCTACCGAATCACCAGAGCCAGCAACAGTAACAGTAGGTTGTAGAACATTGCCAACAGAGCTAGAAGTCAAGGCAACAGGGTCTCCAATCAAACCACCTAGCACTACTACAGTGAACGTCTTACCAGCAATATGCTTGTAAGGCAGCATGATCGTTGTTTTATCTGCAACGTCGTCATAGGTGCGGTGGGGATTAGTGGTGAATAAATCGAGACATACATCTGTCTTTTCACCAGAATCTAATGTTAGGAATCCTTGCTCATTTGATTGGGATACATCGAATGTTTCGATGTTTACATTTGTACCATCAGTTGTTAGAGCGTAGTAAGTGCCTCCATCAAAGAACTGATCAACTAGATTCCCGATAAGTTTCCACTTGTACCAAGACTGAGCTTGACGGTCCTCACGCGTACGGGCTAAGAATCTAAATTGATATAGATCTGGAGAACCTTTTGTACCAATACTCAACAATGATAAGTCACTTGACGCAGTGATGTTATCTACACTGGCTGGAATTAACTCAGGCACCATTGATGTTGCATCACCTAGCAATGGAGGTTGCTCAGTGTTAATCTCAAATAGCTCGAAAACCTTTGAATATAAAGGAGTACTACTGATAAAGGCATGTGAAGTACCAAGTGATACAGGTTCTATCTTTGAGTTACATTCATAAGTACTCAATGATTTCACTCGTGCAGAACTAGGACTAAAGATTTCAGAGTCAGTAGTCAGCAGGTATTGTTCGTTATCTCCATAGATAACCATACCAACTGAGGTTTGTAAGGAATGCCTCAGAAATGCTGGTCTAGTACCAGCAGCAGACAAATCAATAGGATCGTCATCGGTTGCTGTTTGTGCTGATGTATTAAAGAAATTGAACAAGTCACCTGCACGACTGAGAACTATGTTTCCTCCAGAAAGAACGCCAATCCTGTTCCGGTAGAAGAACATATTGTCAAGCGTACTTCCTACAAAACTAGGTATTGGGTTTGTACTATCATCACCAACTATCCGCTTATCCCAAAGGGATGTAGGTGTACCATTTACCAACTTTGTTGGTGGGCCATAAGTAAAGTGACCATTAGCCTGACGAATTAAAACATGAGGCATCGTAAGTTCATTGAACTCAAACGTCAGCCCAGGTTTTATAGTTTCTCGCCAAGCTCCGAAACCTGTCGTGGCAGTGCCATCAGTTTCAAACTTGACGTACATATCATCAATGTCATAGTCAACTGTATTAACTACCTTGATGACATAACCATCAACACATTGTGTGGGCAGGTCAGCAATAGAGCCAACGGATTCAGAAAAACCTTGAATGGATGCATCTTGAATGCCACCACTTGTAGACACAGTGATTAGGTGAGCATCACCAGTTCGTGTTATGTGGATAGTTGGACCAATAGCTACTGCGGTGTATCCATCGTTCCCATTGATTTGGCCCTTAAGATCATCAGCGATAGAGCTAGGACTAATTGAGCCTGAGGTAGTTGCAGCTCTTGTATATGTAGTTGCTACTCCGTTTGCAGTAAGTGTTACTGTAAAAGTTGTATTGTGGCTGGCAATATTAACAACAACTAGCGCCTCAGGATCACGGGTTGGAATAGTAACGGTCTTCAGTTCAACAGTCTTCTTTGTGTTAATGATAAATGTATAATCATTTACAGTAAGAGTCCTGATGTCTGCAGGCGTAGCATCTTTTAAATATGCATTAGCATCGATTGTTGAGATATCACACACAGCTGATGCACTTGTATAGTTTCCAAGTGCTGCCGTGTCTTGACTTACTTCAGTATCGTATAAACCTTTTTCAGTATTGTATGCAGTTGTTGATCCAACCAAAGGAGGAGTGTTAGTTGCACTAACTGTTTTCTGTCCTTCCCATACCTTCAACTGATTCATTGCAATCAAAGGTAGCTCATCAGTTCTCTCAGTACCTTTGGCATAGCCCGCAGGTAAAGCAGAGCCTGTTGAAGTAACTACTCCGTTTTCAATGACTTGGTATTGACTGTCAATGCCGCTTTGTGTGATTCCATTCCTTACAGCAGAAGTAACATTACCTAGGTTGTCATAGGAATAAGTAATCTCATAGAACTTCTCAGTACTATCAACAGAATTTGCAGTTGCTTGAGCGAGTGTTTTTTCAGCAGCTTGCAGTTGCCCAAGTTTAGTGGCAGTTTGCTCAATATCATCCCTCAGTAAACCAGCATTGGTCCGTAAAGTATTCATGGCAGCAGTATTACAACCACTAGGCACACCAGTATTACTTCCCATGTCTACAACACGTACGCTGCCATCAAGCAGACTCCAAACTTTAAATCTGTTATCCGCGTATTGAACGATATATTTCTCTTGTGAGTCTCTAAGAATAGGGAACCAAAGAGTATTGGCAGCACCATTTGCACCGACTAATGAACTTACAAACTTCCCGCCAGGACGTTTCAACATTCCTAGGGTGTAATCCGGGAAGACGTTAGTTGCATCTTTAACTTGACCAGGACGTTTCCGATTATCCGGTTGTTGTGAAATACCTGATAGTAAATTAGGTATCCTTTGTGAAACTGTACTCATCGTTGAAGCGCATTGAAAGGTTGATAGGAGGAGTAGTGAACATCATCTGCATGACCAAAGATGGTGTAGTCGCCTTGCTGACAATCCTGTTCAATAGCAAATGCGCGAGTCATAGCCTCTTGCTCAGCTAACAACTCATTGATAGCTCCATCACCTACCATTTTAATTGCTGCAATACGTGCGGCTTTAGCTGTGATGTAAGCCTGCAACGATGGTGGCAAGAATTGAAAATCTATGTAGTAAAGAATGTCGCAATGAAGATCTTCAGTAAAGACATTAGTATGATGCAGTCGATCATATACTTTGTTCTCTCTCCTTACTACATCGTATTGACCAAGATGATAGTCAGTATTGATATCAATAGCCAACGCATTGAGTGGGTATATAATTGTATTATCACTTTCACGTTGTAGGACAACGTTACGCTCTAGGTTAAAAGTCCAACCTTCAACTTGAACTTGCTTGCTAACTTCTTTTAAAGTATTAAGGGGGATAGCAACTTCAGGATTTTCAAGATCAAGTGTAGTGACAGGCGCCTGTCCCACACTGCTAAGTATTTGATTTACAGCATCCAGTTCGGTGGACACAGCATTTGTAGGAAAAGGCATATCTGTCTAGGGATAAAAAAAAGGGAGCCGAAGCTCCCTTAAATAAAGACTTACAGAGCAAAGCCAGCGAGGTCGCCAGCAGTGCCGGTGTGCAGCTCAATAGCTGCAGCAGGGTTCAGAGCGTCTGCACCCATGGCCAGACGGCCAAGGATCACATCACCCTGATAGATGACAGAAACGTCACCAGAGGTCACTTGCACTTGAGGTGCGATTGCTTCAACACAACCAACGGCTTCCTTCTGGAAGATCAGTCCGCAGGTAGTAGCGAAGCTAGAGGTAGCGACAGTACCGCTGTCATCACCATCAGTACCGGCTTCACCGTAGTTGTTACGGACGCCAGTGGTGCTGGAGTCAACGGTCGCCATGTCGTCACCAACGAAGTCGCCATAACGGCCATCAGCCTTAGAAGGCACACCATTGGCGCCAAGCTTCACACCGTGGGAACCTTGGAAAGGAATGTTGGCAGACTTGTAGATCTTGATGCCAGCAATTTCAGCCACGCCTTGGCCGGACTGCAAAGCAGAACCACGCACGTCGCGGTTGATCAGTGCATTGTCACCAGCTTCTTGGATCAGCTTGTAGTACTGGCGAGGAGTGAGGACAGCCACGCGGCCATCGCTAGTCACACCTTTCTCATCCATCATTGCGGCTGCATTGTAGAAAGCATCGACAAGCTTGCCGGCGTCATAAGCGTCAGCGGTTGCAGTACCAACCTGCACTTGTCCACCACCAGGCTCAAGGAAGTTAGCCTTGGTGATAGGAGATGCTTGGCGAGCAGCCTTAACAACCTGACGGAAGATCAGACGGTCATACTTTTCAGCCAATGCATAGCCGATCTTGCGGGAGATTTCAGAACGCAAGTCGTAATGTGAGAGTACCTCGTCCAATTCATAGACGAAAGCACTGGAGATGAGGAGATCATCGCAGGTGATGGTCTTCTCTGCCACCGGGGGTGCACCATCGGTGTTACCGAGGATGCTTTGACCAGGAGTGTGGTACTCAGCAGTCGTGCGACCGGTGAAGATGAACTGAAGACTCTTGCCGTTCTTCAGAGTGCGCTTCATCACAAGATCGCGAGCGATAGCATTGTGTTGGAAGCCTTTGAACATTTCACCTGAAAAAAGTTTCAGGTACAGTGCGCGAGCATCACCCGCGCTATTAGATTGACCAGGCCGAACAAGTTGGGCCGGGTTCACAGAAGATTGATGTGCCATTAAAGAGAATAAAGATGTTACTTATCCTCTGAACGTTCAGAATTTTTTATTTCAAATTTGTGGTCTATCCCACCGTCTAGACGGCAAAGGGTATCCGCGTACGGGCCATTGCCAATAGGCAGGGGAGGAATTGCACCTCCCCATAAAGTCTACTTGCCAGATTTAATGTAGGTAACGCCGCGATACTTCAGCTTCGCTGCTTTAACAGCAGCCACTTGCTCTTTAACGCGAGCTTGCAGTTCAACATTAGGCATGATGATCTCCATGAAGTATCACACCCCCGTTCCATGGTGTGAGTGTTATGCGTCCAACAT